GGCCGGAACGGCTGAGCTGTGGGCGGGAGTGGAGAAACTCGAGTCGAAGATCAAGTGGTCGTCGTTCGACGCGGATACCCTTGCGATGTCGGCCAGTCCATTTCAAACGCATTCCTTTCAGGCGCGGGGAAATCTCGAGCAGTACACAAGCCAGGGCCGCAGTGCGGAGCTACCGGTTGTGTACCTGATGACTGGAATCTTCAAGGACGCGGGCAGTCCTACTTTTCGTCAGCATAAAATGGTCGAGACCACGTCGGTAGTCAGTATCTATCACTGCGAGCTATTCGTCGCAGGCGTCCAAATATACTTGTACGACGTATTCGCCAATATTTACGTGGTAGGTGGCGTCGATCAACTGAGTATCTTCAGATCGAACCTTGGCGGCTGAGAAAGCTTGTCGAGGGAGCCGAAAGACGGGAGCGATCACTGATGAAGAGCGACGACATTACGGTAAATGGTGTGCGTATCGGCTGCGCGGACGCGAAAGAGGACCCGGACATTCGGACGATCGAGCTGCCTTCGGGCGCACGCGCCGAGGTGCGAAAGGGACACGGACGGGATTTGATGCGGGCGCAACGGGCGGCGGCGGGGGGCGACGCGAGCGCGGTGATATTTGCGCTAGTTGCGGAAGTGGCACGTGTGGACGGACGCAAGCTCGTCTACGAAGACGTGCTCGAGATGGAGCTCGCGGACGTTATGGCGCTGCAAGCCGAGGTGATCGGCGAAAATTTCGACCGCCCTCCGCTGCGAGCTTCGCAGGCCTTGTTCAATCCGGATTCTCGGTCGAAGAGCTGAGCAAGATGGACTTTGCGGAGCTGTCGTACTGGCTCGACGCTATGACTGAGTATCAGAAGATGGGCGTCGAACGCGGCGGAGGGAACGATGAGTAATTGCACTAACCATAGCGGAATGCGTGAAGTGATCAATCACGCTAATCGGTGAGAGGTATGGGAATTCGATTATTCGTAGGCAACTTGAGTTTCTCGCTGGGCGACGGCGACTTGCGGGAAGCTTTCGCCGAGATTGGTGGGGTGGAACGAGCCGAAATCGTACGCGACCGTTTCGACGGGCGCTCGCGCGGATTCGGATTTGTTGAGATGAGGAACGAGGACGATGCCGCGGTCGCGCTGCGGGCGATGAACGGCAAAGAACTCGCGGGCCGTCCGCTCCGAGTCGAGGCGGCGACCTCGCAACGCCGGCCATTCGACCGTAACGCCGTGCGAGCCTAGTAGAACCGGCAACCGGGGCATCCGAGCGGATCTTCAGATGGCGAATCAGACCAGGACAAAAGGGACGCCGACGAACATTGGAGTATCGAGGTCGACGCACGCGCTTGGCGAGCTCGAGCGCATGGCAGGCATCGGGCGCGAAGGTGCCAGGTTCGCGCGGGCCAGCGCAGCCATCGCCACGTTCGCAGGTCATCGGTGGCAGCTCCCGCTGCACGCTTCGTTTCCGAATTACGATGATCGTTTTGAGACAGCATTGTTGGGCGAGGGACGAATTCGTGTCGAAGGCTCCAGGAGCAGTTCAGATGATCGGCCACTGCGAGCTGAAGTGGAGAATCGCGGACCGACAGCGAGTGTTCGCGGTCAGGCGAGTGCGTGGCATCGCGCGGCGGCGATGGTAGATGCACACGAACGGTTGTCCCGGCAGATTAAGGAACCATCTTCAGCAAGGGGTGCTCTGTCGCGGGTTGAACGGTCGGTGGAGTTGGGAAGTGCAGCCCAGGCGATTTCCACTGCAAGCCAACGCGCGACACTGATGGCCGTCGCGGCAAATACGGAATCGTCGAATCGAGCGCGAGAAAGTGTCGAAGCAAACCGAGCAGCTTTCGCGAGAACAGGTTTCAAAGCGAACGCCTCGTCACTTCGCGGCGTGATTCCGCGAGCGAACGTTTCGCAACGTGAGTTCGCGCAACCGCCGGGCGGCGTTCGTGGTCTGAATGGCGGAAGCGTGAGTGGCGGGCTCAATATCCACTCGTCGCCGACGGTTGTGATCAACACGACAGCGGCGGGCGGTGACCTGCAGCGCGACGTGATTGGAGCTTTGCGGGCGCATCGCGAGGAACTGCTCGACCAATTGAAACGAGAATCGGCGCGGCGCGAGCGCGCGCAGTTCTGAGGAGCGATTTCCTTGTTCGCAGCATTGGGCGATATTCAATTCGAGGTAGTTGGCTCTCCGGAGGGCTACGAATCCGCAGGTGCGTACGATTTCGCCGAGCAGCGAGTGATTGAGAGTAAGCCACACCTGCAGTGGGTGGGTGACGAGCTCGAGCGGCTGAATTTTGAGCTGACGTGGCACGCGTCGTTCACGAATCCGGGGGCGCAGCTCGCCTTGCTGCGAGCGACCGCGGTGCAGCATCTCGCACTGCCGCTGGTGTTTGGCAATGGGGGATTCCGCGGGTTCTTCGTGATCGAATCGATCAAAGTGAAATCGCAGCAACTTTCCGCGGGCGGCGCGCCAATCGCGATCAGAGTCGCACTCGCCCTCAAGGAATGGGTCGCCGATCTGCAACTTCTTTCCAGCGCACGCCGACTTGGAGCATTACCGCTTGGAATCGCGACGGTGCCGGGCGGAGTTGGCGGCAGCACCTCAGATGGATCGACGCCGGGAGTGTCCGCATTACTCAGTACGCCGTCCGCGACAGGCGCGACCGGTCCCGAACTCGACGCGAGCGACGTGCCCACCGCTGTGATCGTGAGGAGCGCCCCGCGATGATGCCGTCGGGACAGTACATACTTCATACTACGACGGCCAGTGAAAGATGGGATTTGTTGGCCTGGCGCTACTATGGCGATCCGACTGACTATTCGCCGATCATAGTGGCTAATCCGAATGTACCGATCGAGCCGGTGTTCGCTGCCGGCATCTCGATCGCCGTGCCGATTCAGCAGAAGAGCGCGGTGGTGGCGGCCGGCTTGCCGCCCTGGAAACTGTCTCAAGCAGTGAGTGGGTAATGGTCGCGAGCGTCTCGTATACAGTTCGGTCTCAGCAATGGATACTCAGTCCTGGGCGTGAATATCACTGCCGATGTATCGGAGATGGTACTTGCGATCAGATATGTCGATCGGCTCGACGGCGCTTCGGGCGAATTGGAAGTGGAGCTCGAGGATTCCGAGAAGCTATGGCAGGGGCCCTGGTATCCTGCGCTGGGCGACGTAGTCAGTCTGCAAATTGGCTATAGCGGCGAGGCTCTGCTGGAGTGCGGCGACTTTCAGATCGACGAGCTGGAATTGGAGGGGCCGCCCGACGTGATGAGACTCCGCTGCCTTGCCGCCTACATCACACCGGCGATGCGCACGGCAAACACCGTTGCGTACGAGAACATGGGTATCCTGGAAATTGCGGCGCAAATCGCGGCGAAGTACGGGTTGGCAATGGTGGTGGCGTCGTCCGAGTCGGAGAGCGATCTGATGTTTGCCCGCATAACTCAACGGCGTCAGACGGATCTGGAATTCCTGAAACGTCTCGCGAGAGAGCACAATTTCGACTTCACCGTGCGCGCGGGCCAGTTGATCTTTTACGAGCGGCCGGCGCTCGAGTCGGTGCCGGCGGTGGCCGTGATTACACGATCGGATACGATGCGATTCTCATTCCGGAACCGCACGCGCCGGATCTACGATGGTGCGGAATTCTCATACTTCGATCCGGACACGAAACAACTGATTACTCAGATGGTGTCCGCGGACTCGTCTTCGCCGACAGGAGATACGCTCAAGATCGTCGCGCGCTGTGAAAACTCGGAGCAAGCGCAGGTTAAGGCCGAAGCCGCGCTTCATCTGCATAACATGGTGTTCGTGGACGCGTCGATTGAAGGGCCCGGGATCACCGTGCTGGTGGTGGGAAACAATGTGCTGCTCAGCGGATGGGGCGCGCTCGATGGAACATACCTGATCGAAACGGCACTGCATCATTTGGCGCGGGCGAAAGGGTACTCAACTTCAATTGGAGCGCGGCGGATCAGCGCATGAACGATATAATCGAATACCGCGAGCGATTTGCGTCGCTCAATCCCACCTTCCGCGTCGGCATCGTGCAGGCCCAGGACACGGCGCACGCCAAGGTGCGCGTGGTGTTTCCGGACTACGACGAAATGATCAGCTGGTGGCTGCCAGTTGTGTTTTTCAAGACGCAGGACGACAAGGCGTACTGGATTCCGGACATCGGCGAGCAGGTCGTATGTTTGATGGATCTGCGCGACGAGGCCGGCGCGGTGCTGGGCGCGATTTACTCCAGCGCCGACGCGCCGCCGGTCAACAGCGCCGACAAGTTTTATCTCGGGTTCAAGGATGGCGCGCGCTTCGAATACGATCGCGTCGCGCACCTGCTCGATCTTCTGTTTCAGGACACCACGGAGCTCACGTGCAACGCTCAGTCGCATCTGCTCGATTTGAAATTTCAGGATCAGGCCGAGCTCACATACGACGGCATCCAACATGCTCTGATGGTGACGCTGCCCGAGGGCGCAGGCTTCAATCTTACGGCGAACGGTGCGCAGATTCAGATCGACTCGAGCGGCAACGTCATCATCAAGAGTGCGGGGCAGGTACAGCTCGGGAACGGCCTCTTGGCAGGGGTCGCGCGGCTCGGCGACAGAGTTCAAGTCGGCGAGGCGACGGGAACGATCGTGACGGCAAGCACCGACGTGCTGGCGGGCTGACGATGCCGGCGGGGGCAATCACACTTGCGGATATCATGGCGGTCGACTGGTCTCTGGCTCTGGGAGCCATCGGTGAAGTAGTGCAGGGAATCGCCGACGTCGATCAATGCCTTGGGATTATCGTGACGTCAGCGCTCGGCAGCGCTCCTCTGCGGCCGACCTTCGGCGCGGCTATATGGCGGTACATCGATTTTCCGATCAACCGGGCGTTGCCCACAATCGTGCGCGAATTGACTTCGGCAATT